AAACAAAGCAGGAAACTATACAAAGCCTACTATGCGTAAGAACCTATTTGAAAAGATTAAGGCCAGCACGAAAGGTGGTAAAGCAGGACAGTGGTCAGCGCGCAAAGCTCAGATGTTAGCCAAAGAATACAAAGCTAAAGGAGGAGGGTACAAGTAATGCCACTTGCAAAATCACAGAAGTCTTTAAAGAAATGGACAAAAGAAGAATGGGGCACTAAGTCAGGTAAGCCTAGTACTCAAGGTAAGAAAGCAACAGGTGAGCGTTACTTGCCTAAGAAGGCTATCAAGGCTTTGACACCTGCACAGTATGCAGCAACTACTGCCAAGAAAAAGAAAGATACAAAAGCAGGCAAACAGCACAGCGCACAACCCAAGAAAATTGCAAAGAAAACGAGGAGCTATAGAAAATGAAAAAGGACAGCAAGCTAACCAACGCAGGAGTAAGCGGCTATAACAAACCGAAGCGCACACCAAGCCACCCGAAGAAAAGCCATGTGGTTGTGGCGAAAGTCGGAGACAAAACTAAAACAATCCGATTTGGAGAACAAGGAGCTAAGACCGCAGGCAAACCCAAAGCCGGTGAGTCAGAAGCAATGAAGAAGAAACGTGCGAGCTTTAAAGCCCGACACGCTAAGAACATAGCTAAAGGTAAAATGTCTGCGGCTTACTGGGCAGACAAGGCTAAGTGGTAAAGCAACTTGTATTCGCGTTGATTGTTTCTGTTAACGGAGAGGTTGACGCGAAAGCTAAAAGTTACTGGGAAGACTTGGAGAGGTGTAGATGGTTTGCAGAAGAACTTACCATCCAAGGTACTCGTAGAAAGTACCACACACCTGTCCTTGCCTATTGTGTTCCTGAGTATGTTAACCCAGAGACAGCGCTCATACATACTTAATACACTGTAGTATATAATGTACACTTATATGCACATAATGTACATTATAGACTATAATGTACACTTATATGCACATAATGTACACTGTAGTATATAAAAGATTTTAAATGGTTGAAAAGGCTGTTAGTTCTTTCTCCAAGAAGTCATGCATTTTTTCTAGCTTAGGCTTGGCTTCACGAACAATCTTACGTACTAGAATTAACTCATCTCCTTTAAACACTTCATGCAGCCGGTCTTCAGGAATGCCACCCATTTCAGTTAGGATGGCCCCCGAATGATTGACGATTATTTTAAACGATAGTATGTTGGCTTCTTTTGCTTTCATAAATATTTCCTTAAACGATTTCACAAGCTCCACCAACACAGGCCAACTCTTGTGAGCCTGTTGTATTATCTTCTTGTTCAAAATAAACTAAGTCATTCCAGTTGACACTCTGGGGCATAGAAGCTAACAGTTCTTCATATTTTTCAACACTTACTTCTTCGTAGGGCGCTTGTTGATATACGTGGTCACTCACTGGAAGCAAACTAATACCACTACAAATATCAAAGTTTTCCCATATCCATTGAGCTACTTGAAGAAACTCATCATCTGTATAGTATACTGTAATGCTTGGTTTGTGTTCACACCAAGAGTTCTGATAAGTCTTCCACAACTGAAGCTGTTGCATTGCACCTACTTCTTTAACCACTACACTAGCTGCGGGAGCCTTTATCGGAAAGCTATAAACTACTGAAGACTCTGACATTACATCTTGTTCTACTGGGAATCCGGTGAACTCCATAAAGATTGCAAGCGGGTCTTTTTTGTCGCTACGAACTCTCCGAATGTAATGCTTAGAAAAGCGAGGATGTATACCGGAAGCAGAGTCGACAAGCTGAGAAACAGTACCACTCGGCTTAACGCATGTAATAGCAGAAGACTGTTCAATGCCAAGCTTATTAGCCCACTTCTCATTAGTTTTAATAGCGTGGTCACGCAAATTCTCCAAAGTCTTTTCAAGTTCTTCTTGGCCCATCTGTCCAGACAACAGTTTATTATCCATGATTCCTGTCATGCTTAAACCGAGCAATGCTTCTTCAGCAGTATTCTTCTGCCAAATATTACGCAAGTATCTAAAATCTGTAAGTGTAGCTTGTAGGGTACCAATGATAGCAGCAAGCTCTACTTTTTCTTTTAGTGTTTCTGGTGTATCATCTTCACGCACAACAACTTCAGAAAGGTTGCAGAACTGATTACTGCGTAGGATAATCTCAGAGCATGGGTTAGTGCCAAAGTCCTGCTCAGAGTCTCTACGGCCATTACGGGCTGCAATCTTCTGTGCGGCAACACGGCTAAACAATCCTCGCTCTCCTGCTCTGCTTTCATACATGGTTTTCATTTCGTTAAGGAAGGCTTCAAAGTCTGGCTTCTCTGTATAAGCTACAGAGTTATTAGCCAAGCGTCTATGCCCGTCTGCTTCCCACCATGCACCAGTCTTAGCTTTAGCCATACGATTATCAGAAAGATTTGATAAACTAATAAGTGCTGAACGTCTTACGCCACCTACTACTACAATGTCTGCAACCTTACACACAACATCGTGGCACTCGATAGAAGTTAATTTGCGTCCCCGTGCTTTCTGAAAAACTTCTACGCAGAAACGAAAGAGGTCTTCAAGGGGAGCTGAGCCTGAAGCACGACCACCAAAGGTCTTGAGCCTAGCACCAGCAGGGCGTACTTTGCTCATGTCCCACTTAGGAATCTTGCCGGCATATAGCATTGCAATTAACTCACGAAACGCAGAAGCCCATCCAATCTTACTGTCGGCAACGACAATCGTTGTGTCAGTTGGGTGGAATGTTTCAGCAATAACTGGTAGCTTATTGATGAATGCTCGTTCAACACTAAAGCCTACGCCAGTACCACACATCAAAACATACATCAATTCATCAAAGCTTCGTGGTGAATCAATAGCTAAGTAACTACAATTAAATCCAGCCACATTATCTTTATCTAAAGCTTCGCCTGCTGTCATCATACAGCGCATAGATGGCATAACCTTTTGACTGTGAATGCCTTCGTATAAACGCTCGGCTGTTTTCTTGTCAACTTGTTTGCGATTAACCCAGAAGTTTACGTAACGCTGTACTGTTTCTTCCCAAGTTTCTCTTCGGCCTTCTACTGATAGCCAACGTGCGTACCTGCTTTTGTGTATAAATTGTTGGTACTTATCCATGTTCTTCTTCCTTTAATTCTGGGTGAGTGTCTGTGAGTATTTGCCAAACTTCTTTGTAAAAACTGTATACTTCTTTTCTGTTTTCATATATAATAATTGCCGGAACATATAGTGGAGAAATTATTAAGAGGCCAAATGTTTTTGCAAGAATCTTTTGTTTATAAGTAATCGTCATTATCTATCCCTTCCATGTAAAGATTAAAAATAGTAACAATAGAAACTGCTACAAGCGAAACACAAAAAATAGATATAATCAAACCTTCCAAACTAAACACTAGACTTCCCTCCAAATATTCCCTATAGTAATAATAAATAATGGTATAGAAATTGACAGACCTTCAAACGATGCAAACTCTAGATTACCTTCAGCATCTAAAATCCACACAGGCCGGCTATCACATATCTCGATATCTAATCCAAAACCGTTGCGAAAATTAATAGTCCACGCCATATCCATAAACGATACTGTCATTGTTTTTTACCTTAATAGTTTTTTTTTGGGCTTTTGTTTTAGAAGCCCTCGTTACTTTTTTAAATTTCTTTTTGCGGTCAAACCTGTTTCGCCTTTCTTCTTTCCTATCCATCAGTGCTCACTCAAGTTCTCGTTTTCAAATTCAAAGTATTCATCAAAGCCTTTCATTATGTATTGCTCGATGCACTGCTTGATTGTTGCTTCATTGGGTGTGTCAGTGTGTTTGTGTGCCCTATTATATCCTGACTCTGTGCCTTCTTCAACTATTCGTTCAATCAGTTGGTAAGTTTTTAAGCGCATCACGATACAGAATCATCATCGTATACAGTAAGCATCTCTTCATCCCCATAAGCAGAACAGCGCACATAATCCAAACCCCCATCTAGCATATACTCGTTGCCATTAGCGTCTAAGTGGGTTACATAATCGTGCCTATGCTTTGACTCAAGTATTGTCCCATCAGGGGTACGCATACGGTTCCTTAGTATCTTATCCATCACTCTTCTACTCATTTTCAAACACTACTTGATTTAACAGTCGGGCTAAATACCACTGAGCTTTCTGTAAGTCCTCTACCTGCTTGCCCTTGTAGTCGTAACGCCACAGGTACTTCATGCAGTTGCCCTTGAGGTAGCCTTTGAATGCGTGACTGGACATAGACTCTTCAATGGCTTCAATGCACTCAATGTTGCCTGTGTTGTAGTGCCTAGGAGAGCCTACCATGTCTTCCTCTTCTTCATCTTCCCTAGCAATTATGTCCTCCAAAGACTCATCTTCCCAGAGGTCTACATCTTCATCGTGAGCTGCCTTCATCCACGCATCTATGCCTCTTCCTTTTTTAGGCTCAGACCAGCAGCTTCCAAAGTCAACGGCATCGGCAGTGACAATCGGGTCAGTTCCTCTGGTGCTGTCATAAACCCAGTTAGAATTTAAACGCTTCATGTACTCCTCAAACGTAGGGTGGCCTGTATCTCTAACTCTATCCCAGTCTTGTGGCGTTGCGTCATTAATGCTCATCTTTAAAATCCTCTCTCTTTTTTCTATTAATCCAGTTATCAGGTATGCTATCTTCGCTGAACCACCTGAAGTCATTTGCAGAAGCCCACTCGCCGTGTGACCGCCTTGTTCCATCTTTACGTACCTTGGCAGCAGGCATCGGAGCGCTGGGGTTGGCAAACAAAAACACAAGCTCAACGTCATCCGGAAGAACTTTCGCTATCCAGATATACTTAGAGTATTCTGCGCTGTCCCAGAAACGACCCTTAGCTTCAAGCAGTATTTTCTTACCGTCTATTTCTCTAACAAAGTCTGGCTCATACTTGTGTGTAACAGTATACTCAACCTTGTCAACGTGAAACTCCCATGCATCTAGGATGCCAGAGTGAAGTTCATATTCCCAGTTGGAGTCATAACCTTTTACCAAGTCTTTTTCGACTGGGCGCTTTACTCGTGGCTTCCTATACCCCTTGCGTACTTTCTTCATGTGACTCCTTTCTCTACCGCTGCCCCATCTTCCAAGTAATATCTGAAGATGTAATGTCTTCGACCTGTTTGTCTGGAAAGATTTTTAACAACTGTTTTATTTTAATAGTCAGCCACTTCAGTGTGTAAAAACTATTGTGGATTTTGCCCCTTGCCCAGATGTGTGTCTGTTGAGGCAGCATATCTTTAAAGTTATCTTTAGTAATCTTATCAGCCTCCTCCTCATTGAGGAGACCTTTAAGCCATTCAACTTGTAAATTTTCTGAATGTTTTTTTATTCGCTTAGACTTTTTACGATTCATAGTATCTCATCCACCTTTGGTTCTGCCTCTACATGTGTTAAATATTTGTAGCCGGTAGAGTATTTGAAAGTTCTAAGACCTGCGCCATCATTGGCATCCTTGTGGCATTCATGCTTGTACTTACACCACGCACATCCTTTAGGCAGTTGCATGTTTCCTTTCTTGCCATCAAGTATGGGAGTATAGCATAGTTCTGGTGGCGTGTCAAGTTTTAATTCGTCTAATAGAGTATTTATTTTTGTGTCGATGTTAGGTTTATCTAAATCATCCGGCACATACATGCAAAGCTCACCACTTTCTTTGTTGATAACAAGGAAACCACCCTTGTCTGTGCCTTCTGCTTTTTCGTAACCTGCAAGCTGTCCTAAGTAACCAAAGGGGTCATCGTCAGCCAGTGTTCCTTTAGAAAACTTATTGAAAGCAAACTTAGATGCCGACTTAACGTCTACTACCTGACCGTTAATCTTGCAGTCCATGTGTCCCACGATACCGTTGACTGTAACTTCTTTCTGCTCATCTGTGACCTTGTGTCCTGACATACGTACAAGCATTAATACAATTTCTTCAAGAATGTGACCATACAGAAACTTAATCTGCGTTGCGCCATCAACACCGCCACGGCCATTGGGGTCACGCTTCTCAAACCACAACTGTCGTGAAGGCTTACCTACGTTAGACATTCGGACACTGAAGTCGGTGTCTCTTGGTCTTGGTGTTGCCCAGTGAAGGATAGCTTCTTTTATTGAAGCCATTGTCTCATCAAGCGCCTCCTCCGTTAATGGAAGAGGCGAACCACCTGAAAGGTTTTCAAGCATCCCATAGATGTCAGGGACTATAGTATTAAGCGGCTTCTGGTTCATCTTCTAACTCCTTAAAAGCTTTGATTACATCAGAAGAAAAGAGCTTCTGAAGGTTTAACAAATACATCTGACTTGCTCTGTGGTCACCACCCGACACAGTTTTAAAACTGTCTAGGCGCTTGACAATCTTCTTGAGTGTAGCAGTATTAAAAACCAATGTACAGTATTCATTATCGCCGATACATAAGTTATGGAACCAGTAGTCGGATTCAGTTGCGTCAATACCTGACGGCTTACCGTATGACTTATACTCAATACATATGTTACCTGTCTTCTGCCACAAGTCGCGCTCTGATTTAACTTCTATCTTTTTACCTGTAAGCATTGCTGCAATTTTATCTTCCCGAACTTCGCCGTAAGCTAGGTCAAGGTCAAACTTCTTTCTGTTTTCTTTAGTGGGTTTCATGCCATCCATCTCCGATGTTGAAGTCCCCATCTAAGGGACAGTTTAAGTTTAAGTTTATACCGGCTTGTGCAATTGCTGCAACGCCAAGTCTTCCAACATCCTCTGCGTCTTTTTCTTTACACTCAATCTGCCACTCATCGTGAACATTGGCTACAAATTTAGCGTCAACCTTAAACTTTTTGAAGTAACCATCAAGCACAACCAGAGCTTCTTTCATAACAATTGCACCGGCTGACTGTAACAGTGTGTTAAGTGCGGCGTGTTCAGAGCGTATAGAAAGCTTGCGGCCATCCAGACCTTTTAAGAATCCCTTTTTACTTTCTCGTTGTACTCTTCCGACAAGAGCTTTAAGTGATGGGACACTATTAAGAAACTGTTTTCGCAGCTCTCGCCCTCTTGCCTTACCTGCTTTAGCCACTGCCCCAAGCTTTGCATCTCCTGCTCCGTATAAAAAGGCATAGATGAAAGTCTTCGCCTGATTTCTTGATTCAAGTCCTGCAAGTCTTTGGTTAGCCGAGTGAATGTCTCCGTTGAGAATTTCATTAGTGTACTCCGTATCGTTCATGTAGTGTGCAAGCATTCTAAGTTCTAACCCAGACGCATCAATACCTACAAGTTTATTACCATCTTTAACAGTCCAACAAGACCTACACTCTTTACCGTAGGGTGAGTTGCTGCTAGGTATCTGAGCCATGTTAGGATGGCTGTGGGTCATGCGGCCAGTCACTGCACCGTTAGGATTAACATAACCACGCACCCTGTTGTCAGGGTCAACTGCTTTTATCCAACTGTTTACCTGAGCCAAGCGCTTCTGAAGCATTAAGTATCTAGCAATCAAAGCAGCTTCAGGTATACCATTAACCTTGGACAGTGTACCTTCGTCAACGATAGGCTGTCCGGTAGGTGTAAAGTTTTTAGGTGTCCAGCCAGCATCAATAAGATACTCACCTATCTGCTTACGAGAACCTAGATTAAAGTCTATATGTGTCTCACGCTTGAGAGGCTTGTTGGTTTGAAGCATGATATTATACTCGTCATCAGTAAGTCTAACACCCTTACCATCTGGGCCTTCAGAAACCTTAGCAAGCTTACCGCTTTTAGTATACTTAGGCTTGAGAATATCTACGATAATCTTGGGCCTGAATGTCTCATGCACTTCAGATTCTGTAGCATCAAGCTTCTCTTGGAACATTGCAACAAGCAGCATAGCCTTACGCATGTCTAACTCGAAACCATTGCGGCGTTGCTGGTCTATAATCTTAGCAACTGAATGCTCAAGGTTTACTGCGGTAGGTGTGAAGCCTCGGCTCTCGACACGCAACTGCTGATATACCTTAGTGTTCAGTTGTACATCACGCTTACAATACTCTAGCATCTCAGGGCAGTAAGCATCCCAAGCATCTTGGTTGTCACCGTAGTCACCCTTGTTAAATTTAAGGCGGTAACCCCAAGACTCTAGGCCGTGACCACCCTCACGAGTTGGCTTAAACAGTCTAGACAATACCAATGTGTCTACAATGTTCTTGTTGCTTAGGTCAAGTCCTGTAATTTTCTTGATAGCCGGTAGGTCGTAGCCAATAATGTTGTGGCCGATTAGTTTGTCTGCGGTTCGTAGTAAACCATATCCTTCTTCTAGCTGGGTGTTGTCAAAAGTAAACACATCCATTGTGTCTACGTCTTGAGCAACAATACAAAAGATTTTAGTAGGGTCAAGTCCGTCTGCCTCAATGTCAAACACTAAGTTAAAGTTACTCATAGCTCATCTCCGTCAAAGGCATCATAGTTATTACCGTCATCAATCTCTCGTAGCCTGCCGGTGTCGGCATCGTATAGAAGACTACAAGCCACACCAACATCTCCAGTGTATCTAGATTTAAGCACTCGCACCTTGGTGGTTGATGCCTCAATCTCATCCTCTGATTGCTGGTTGCGCTCTAGAGATATGACACAGTCTGATAACTGAGCGATACTCTGAGAGCCTCGAAGGTGTGATAGCCCTGTCTCGATACCGTTCTCATGTCCACGGTTGCCCTCAACTCTACGAAGATGGGACACCAGTATCATACCGGCACCTGTCTCTTCTACAAGGGAGCGTAGTCGGTGCATGATACCATCAATAGCTTTGCGCTCATCGCCTTCTAAGGCTTGAAGCACTAGCATATGAAGGTGGTCAACTACAACCCACTTACAATCTAATCCAATAATCAAGTAGCGTAGCTTACTAAATATATCTTCTAGATTGTTTACACCGAGGTGGGCATGAATCCAAACACGCCCCTCGTTCTCTCCCATAAATACTTTGCGATAGTATTGTTCAAGCTTGTCATCACCCATCTTATTCTTAACGCTGTCTAGGTGTAGCTTGGCGTTAGCTTCAACAGCCATGATACCTTCAGCGGTGCGGCTCCAGTTCTCTTCAAGAGCTACAATGCCTACGTTATCTTTGGTGTGGTTGATAAGCCAGTGCTCTAGCTCTCTGGTAACAGAAGACTTACCAAGACCAGTGCCGCCAGTAAGAGTTACTAGCTCACCTGCTCTCATGCCTTCTAGCTTCTTGTTTAAGCCGCCCCAAGGATATGGAATTGACGGAAGCTTTTCTGTACGTAAACGCTTGTACTCGTCTAGCTGGCTGGACAGGTTCATAATCCCTGAAGGGGTGTAGACTTTTGCATCCCAGAAACAATTAACAAACATAGAATGCTTGTGTTCCTTGAGCATATCGTTAGGGTCTTTGAACCCTTCGGGCAGTGTCATTAACTTAGCCTTGTTGGGGGTGAGAAGCTTGGCAATTGCCTTGGCTCCGTCCTTGCCCACCGTGTCGCTATCGAAACATAACACTACTGTATCAAAAGATTCTAGAAACTCTAGACTATTCTTAACGTCACGAGCACCTCCTTGTGCTCCTGATTTTATAGATACTACAGGCCACTTACTTCCAAGTAGTTCGTATGCTGCCATCGCATCACACTCTCCTTCTACCACTGTAATAAACTTAC